TAAGTTGACTTTTTCACTTTAAACATTACATTTGTACTATGATAAAAATTGAAGATGTAATTGTTCCAAGTAAAGGCACAGGCAAATACTTTGCAATTAAATGTTTGAATTTAGATATTAAAAAATCTAGTGAGGCTAGTCCTACTTTCTATTGGGAAGTTAAGAAAGGAGCTCCTTACGCAATTGATGAAGTTCAGACTGAAATTCCAGGAGAAAGTATTCTTGATGGAAACTTATTTATGACTTCAGAAGAGTATGCATCTTGGGGAAATGATGACTCCTATGTACTTAATTGGGCATTAAACAAACTTGGATTTGTTGAGTTGAGCGAAGAAGAGTCACCAGAATAATTAAAAGTAAAAACCAACCTATATGAAAAAAATTAATCTAAACAAAGCCATCAGAGATTTAGATGGTAAAGACATTGAAGGTTCTAACCTTGGTAAACTTGTAGCACAGATGCTTGCAAGTGCTACTAAAGGGGATGCTTTAAAGTTTATGTCATGGGCATTAAAACTACATGCTGGTGAATCTTTAGAATTAGATCCTTCTGATGTAGAAACTTTGAAAAACTTCATTAAAGAGCATGACCAATTGACTATTCTCTCTAAAGCACAAATACTTGAGTGCTTTGCTTAAAACATTGAGCCACATTTTTTAAGCCCAATTGGTCAAACCCCTCTTCATGAGGGGTTTTTTGTTTGCGTCATTCGGATAACCTTAGGCTCTTCTATGAATTCTGTAAAGACTACCTTGAGTCCTTCTATAGACATTATCTTGATTTCCAATAAGACTTCATCGCTTACGTCCTCTTGGAGTTTAAACATTTCCTTTAGTATATTCTTATACTGGTCCTGTGTTAATAGTAGAGCATTTGGGTACTCTCCCCTTGACCGTACTTTATTATTCTCGAGTCCGTCTTTCTCCGACTCTAAATAATACTTGTGGATTTTTTCTTTTATCTCAGTAAGCATAACGATTACTGCACCAAATACTTTTTAAAGTCAGTAGTTATTGGTGCTTCGTTTGCAAAATAATAGACTTCTTTCTTATTTCCAAATTTTATGGTCTTGTAGAAAGCTGTAGGTATGGTAGCACCTGTTGGTAGCTTAGCTGCCTTAGGGCCATAAATCACCCTTATCTCTACTTCTACTTTACTTGTCTTAGCCAACTCTCTCTCATATGCCTCAAGTAATCTCCACGCACCTCTGTTAAGTTTCTCGTGTTGTAAGATACAATTCAAGTAAGAGAAGGTCTGCCACAGAGTTTCTCTAGTACAGTTAAAGTCAGCTGCTGGTGCACAGTGTCCTTTGTCCCACACGTTGTTCTCATAGTCCTTACCGTCAGATGTCTTTACACTATCATTGGTGTAGAAGTCCATTCCTTTGCGAGGATAACTTCCTGTAGGACATTGTACGGTATACCATACACGTTTAGGCTGTTGAAGAACTTCTGAGTATACACAAGAGTATATTGGGGTTTTGATTAGAACGCTATCTCTCTGGGCAAATAACTGACCAGACAAAAGAACAACTATAGTTAATAATAAGTTTTTCATAAGATAAATCCAAGAATTGCTAGGATAGACATACCTACAAAACCATACTTGTAAAGCTTCATCTCTGCGTTCTTACGGTCAATGGTTCTATTGAGGTCATAGACTTCTTTTTTAGACACCTCAATCATCTGTTGATAACTAGGTACAATAGAGTCTTTGTAGAGACTGATTTGCTGACTGTCCAAATGAATAACAGTCTTAAGAACAACTACACGTTCTCTGGCTTTGATTCCCTTGAGGAATTCGTTATTCAACTCCTTTAGCGGTAAGCTGTCTAGAGATTGTGAGTAGATACTTGGTGCCGTCAATGTCAGGCATAGTATCAAGAGCAATCTGAATAGTGTCATACTTGAGGTTGATTTTTTCATAGTAACTAAATTGTTCATGTTTAAGTGTAGATAAAGAATCTACCCTACTGAGGAAACTTTCGTTGCGTTTCTCCATAGAGTCCATGTACGACATAAACTTCTCTTCACTACCGCTACTTAAACTTTGTCTTTCCCATAACAAAAAAACTATTGTGATTAGTAGTAGCCCTATAACAATAACTTCAATCTTGTTTTTCATTTACTTTATGTTGGTCGATTTTATCTAAGATTAACTGCAGTAACTCATTCTTTATCAACCCTGCCCTAGCTGCGTTCTTGAGTGCACTTATAAGCTGAAAGAGAATAAAGGGAGCACAAATAGTCTCACTTAGCCAGAAAGTGCCCTCAAAGCCCTTCTCAATCATCAAGATACCTGTAAGCATAAATACCCACACCATTAAAGTTTTAAGCACGCTAAGAGCCTTATGCGTCTTAAAGCCTTCCATCTTAGTTCCTGCCCATACCCCAAAGAATCCATCTATAAACACAACAGCAACTACAGCTAAGTACTGTTCAGCATTATCTGCTCCTAGATTAAGGAAGTAAGCTCCTAAAAAAGCTAAGAGAGTTGTACTTGTGTATAAGAGAAAAGAGGTCTTCATTTAACGGCCTATACCTATACCTATACCGATACCAATCATTACTTGTAAGCAATTACACTACCTGAAGAGATAGCAAAACCAGTAATCACTCCTCCAGGAAGAAATGCTCCTTGCTTGAAGGTAATAGTACTCATACCATTGTTAGCCAACTCAGAAACACCATTGACAAGAAATTCTGTGAATACAGTATCTTCTTGTACTACTAGTGCATTGTACCGTACGTTTGTTACAGTACCTGTGCTGTGGCGTTTAAAGCCTCCAGAGCCTACAGAAAGTCCTGTGTGTGCTGAAATCGCTCTTAAGCGTTTTGCTTGTTCGTTTACTTGTTGAAAATTATCCATTTTTTTTCGTTATTAAAACCGACTTGCGTCCGACATTACAAATTTAACTTTAATTGTTCTTTTGTCAAGTATAAAAATTAATCTATTGGTAATTGAGAAGTCTGTTCTTTTATTCTTGCGTCCTCTTCTTCTTTGTACGCCTTACGGATATCTGCATCTTTCTGTCCTATTTGTATTCCTCTTAGCTGTAAGTAAAGAGATGCTCTTGCTTCATTTTCATACAACTCTTGGCTTTTTTGAAATTTAGGCTTAGAGTATCCTGTAACACTTTCTGTCATAGAGTCAAAGAAATCTGATCTTGATTTACCTATTGCTGCGGCTGCTCTCTTATTTTCTTCGTAGTTTCTTAAGTAAGCGTAACCTTCTTTTGAACTAAGTAATCTGTCTCTTTCTGCAGACAACAAAGATACCTCTTGGAGGATTTTAGCTATTTCATCATTGTCAGCTAAGTTCATTTTATAGTTTAAAAGTGTTTCATTCGGAACTGCTGTTACTTTATCTTTTTTAGGATTGTAGTCATATCTTAAAATATTTTTTTCTACAGCCATAAGATCTTCTGCACTTAGTCTATTAAAGTTTTTCTCTAACTCATCTAATCTAGAAAGAATAGTGTTCATTTGTCCGACAGGATTAGTTAATCCAGGAGCAGGAGTAAACGAAACTTGTTGAATTAGTTTAGTACCAAAGTCCATACTCTTAATACCAACTTCAACACCACTCACTTTACTTAATCCTACTGCCCAAGCACTCTCACCTTCGTAGGCTTTAACTCTTGCATGTGGAAGAACATAACCGTATCCATCTCCGCTAATCTCTGCATAGGGTTCATCAAAGATATCTCCAAAGGTACCTTTACCTTCATACCATCTCTTAGCATCTCTTGGAATTGTTCCTATTGTTTTACCTATTAAACCATAGCCGTCTAAGATTTTATCGATAGCATTTATTTGTTGTCCAAATAAAGCTGTGTAACCTACTCGAAACGCTTTAGAACCTAGACCCTCTTTTTCGTAACTCTTCTTTAATGGGTCAGTTTTAAACTTATTATACTGGATTAAAGGAGAATATACTGGGTTTAATGTACCTGCATATTCATTAAATGAACCAAGAAGAAGTATTGCTAATAAGTACTTTTCCCAATCTTGTTCATCATCGTCACCTGCTCCTTTTAGTGCAGCCATAGCAACATTAGCAAAGTAGTAAGAAAGCGTATACATAATAGTAGAAGCACCCATGTGTTGTATTACTCTACTTGTAGCTTCTTTTTCTCTTTCACTCCATCTGTAATCCATAGACAGACTCTTTCCTTTTGTGTTTAATCCTAGTACACTACGACGAAGTGCTCCCATAAATACACCGTATGAACCTTCATCAAGTC